CAACTATTGCATTACTAGAACGTGGTAGCCGTGTAGTTTCTGCAGTACACAAACGATTACACAGTAGCATGAAACAAGAGTTAAAGTTACTTGCAAGATTGTTTGCAGAAGACCCACAACCTTACCCATACGCACAAGAAGATGAAGTTTTAAAATCTGAAGATTTTAGTGGTGCGATAGACATAGTACCAGTTAGTGACCCTAATATATTTAGTATGTCGCAACGTGTTGTTTTAGCACAAGAACAATTACAGTTAGCACAATCTAACCCTGCCATGCACAATATGTACGAAGCCTACAAAAGAGTGTACGAAGCGTTAGGTGTACAAGATATAGACCAAGTATTAAAACCAGCTGATGTAGAAAAACCACTTGACCCTATGTCAGAAAACTTAGCAGCTAGTAAAGCAGCAGATGGTCTGGTAGAATTACGTGCGTTTATAGAACAAGACCATGACGCACACATAGCTGTGCATCAAATGTACATGAGAAGTGCAGTGGCTCAACAACAACCACGTATTGCAATGGTACTAGAAAAACATATTTACGAACACCTAAGTATGAAAGCACAGATAATGGCACAAGAGTCAGTGAATCAAGTACAAGGTGAAGTACCGCAAGCACAGTACGAAGCACAGTTAGCAAGAATACAATCCCAGTTGTTTATGCAGTATCAACAGCAAAACCCACCACCACCACCACAGCAAGACCCATTGGTGCAACTAAAACAACAGGAGTTGCAGTTAAGACAACAAGATTCACAAGCAGATCAGCAGCTTGACCAAGCAAGACTAGCTATGCAACAACAAGATATGCAGTCTGACCAACAAATAGATCAAGCTAAGTTAGCAATACAACAGCAAAAATTAGCTATGGACCAAAGAGGATAAAGTTATGGCAGGTAAAGGTTTATATCACAACATCAACGCCAAGCGTAAGCGTGGTGAAAGAATGCGTAAGAAAGGTGAAGAAGGTGCACCTAGCGAGTCTGATTTTGCAGCAGCAAAAAAGACAGCCGTTAAAATGAGTGAAGGTGGAGATGTAACTTTAACAGAAAAACAACAAAAAATTGCTGAAGCTGCTCCTCCTACAAACAAGATTACAGGTGCGGATTTTGAAGCAATGCGTACAGGTAGGAAAAAAATGAGTGAAGGTGGTTTTGTTATGGGTAGTTGTCCACACAGACCAGATGGTATACGTGGTGTAGGTGCAGCTACAAAAGGTTTTGGATTTAAAGGAGTAAAATAAATGAACTTTGGTGCATTAAAAGGTGTAATTGGTGCGGTAGCACCGACATTAGGCACAGCATTAGCAGGACCGTTAGGTGGTACAGCGGCTCAAGCAATCAGTGCTGTATTAGGGTGCAAGAATGACCCTAAATCTATATCTACTGCTATGCAAAACGCTACACCAGAACAGTTAGCAGAGATAAAAAAAGCTGAGCTAGATTTTGAAGCTCAGATGAAAAAAATGGATGTTGATATATTTCAGCTAGAAACTGCTGATGTGCAAGATGCAAGAAAAGCACACAAAGGCGACTGGACACCTAGAGTATTTGGTTTGTTTAGTCTTTGTGGATTTCTTGGCTACATATTCCTTGTTACTATTCAACCACCTGATGCGAATAGCGATACTATAGTTAGTCTCGTGCTTGGTTATCTTGGTGGCCTTGTTTCTGGAATAAGTAGTTTCTACTTTGGTGCAAGCCATGCAAAGGATGATTAAATACATAAAATCCCGTTTTGAGTTGTGGAGAATAGTTTTTTTCACATTTATGTGGGTAGTAGGTTGTACAGTTTATTATATATACGAGGCATTGTTCCATGGATAAAGAGCGTTTAAGTAAACAACTTGTAATCCACGAAGGGTTACGTTTAAAGCCCTACCGTTGTTCAAGTAACAAATTAACAATCGGTATCGGCAGAAATATAGAAGATGTAGGTATATCAGAAGAAGAGGCTATGATTTTACTCTCTAACGATATAGATCGTGCCTACAATGAATGTTATGCAAATTTTACATGGTTTGCTAACCTTAGTGAACTGCAACAAGAAGCTATGGTCAATTTAATATTCAATATGGGTATGTCTACGTTTAGAAAATTTAAAAAGACAATACAACATATGGAAAATGGTGACTACGAACTTGCTGCTGCAGAGTTATTAAACTCACGTTATGCACAACAAGTTGGTCAAAGAGCACTCGATGTTGCTAACCAATTGTCGGAAAAGTAATTTTTTATGTCTAATGACCTTTACTTTTATGAAAACTCGCTTAAACTAATACGTGAACGACGGGAGTCTGTCAAAGAAACTCTTTTAGAGGGACCAGTTGCAGACATAACCGCTTTCAAGGAACTTAGAGCACGATTAAGTGAACTTGCGGCAATAGAACAGGGCTTACGAGACCTGCTAAATAGGATAACATACGACGATGACTGATGTAGGATTATTAGTTCCCTCACATATACAGGATGAAGAAGAAAGAAAAGGCTTAGAAGAAGCCTACGTAGAAGAAAAAGACCTTTACCTAGATCCAAGTAAACTTCCCGAAGATACCATTGACCGTTTACCGCAACCAACAGGTTGGCGTGTATTAATTCTGCCCTATCAAGGAAAGATGAAAAGCGATGGTGGTATTTTACTTACCAACAAAACCAGAGAAACAGAAGCTCTTGCTACCGTATGCGGTTACGTATTACGTGTAGGACCAGATGCGTACGAGGACAAAAGTAAATTTAGTCATGGTGCGTGGTGTAAACAAGGTGACTGGGTAATCTTTGGTCGGTATGCAGGAAGCCGCTTTAAAATAGAAGGCGGTGAAGTACGTTTGTTGAACGATGACGAGATACTGGCTACCATAGCAGATCCCGCTGATATTATCCACGTATAACATGGAGTAGGACCATGCCACAAGAAATGAAAGAAGGTACTCCAATCACAACTGATGTAGAAGAAATAGAAGTTGTGGTTGATGGGGAAGATTCTGAGGTAGAGGCTTCTGCCGAACCAGAAGAAACTACCCAGAAAGAAGATTCTTTAGAAGAATATAGTGATGGTGTTCAAAAAAGAATCAATAAACTCACAGCTAAAATGCGTGAAGCAGAACGTAGAGAGCAAGCAGCTATCGAATATGCTAAGTCTTTACAAAAACAAGCTGAAGAAAGAATAGCTCAAGAGACTAAAAAAGTCAGTCAACTCGATCAGTATTATGTAAATGAGTTTGAAAACAGACTTACTACTCAAAATGAGCTATTGCAAAACCAATTGAAAGAAGCAATAGACAGGGGAGACAGTGAATCCCAAGTAACATTGCAAAAGCAAATGGCTGAATTAGCAAGCCAAGAAGCTAGAATCAAACAGGTTAAGCAACAACAAGAGTTACAAAAACAAAACCCTCAACGTCAACAACAGTTTGTTCCACAGCAACAACCAGTACAACAGCAACAGCCACAACAAGTAGCACCTGATCCAAAGGCTGAAGCATGGGCTAACAAGAATGAATGGTTTGGTGAAGATGAGGCCATGACTATTACAGCATTTAGTATACATAAGAAGTTAATTGAGGAAGAAGGTTATGACCCTCAAGGTGATGAATACTATGCCCAATTAGATAGTCGTATTAGAAATGAATTTCCGCATAAGTTTGATGACGTTGCTGAACAAAAAGTGTCCAGTAGCCCAAAAGTAGCAGGACCAAGCAGAAAAACTGGCACAAAAAACAGAAAATCTGTTAAATTAACGCCAAGTCAGGTTGCAATTGCTAAGAAACTTAATGTACCCTTAGAACAATATGCCGCTCAACTTGAGCGGATGAACTCGTGAGGAGCGAATTATGACTGAATCAACTAAACAATCTCGTTCACCACGCACAACACAAACACGGGAAAAAACTACCCGCAGAACACCTTGGAAACCACCGTCAAGTTTAGACGCACCACCAGCACCAGAAGGCTATGTTCACCGTTGGATCCGCCAATCTACAATGGGCAGAGACGACACTAAGAACCTTTCTGCTCGGCTTCGCGAAGGCTTTGATTTAGTTCGTGCCGATGAGTTCCCAGATTTCCACGCACCCACTATCCAGGATGGTAGACATGCTGGCGTAATAGGTGTAGGAGGTTTGTTACTCGCTAGATTCCCGTTAGAAACTCAGGCAGAGCGTAATGCTTATATCCAGTCAAAGACTGATGGACAGCAAGAAGCTATTGACAATGACATGCTACGGGAACAGCATCCTTCGATGCCTATTAGTAAACCTGATAGGCAATCACGTGTGACGTTCGGTGGCAATAAGGCTACCGAATAAATTTTAATTTATTTGGAGAATAATCATGGC